GCACTTCCTTTAGCACCTTCTTGAACTGAGGGTGAGTATGTGATTCTATCCTCTTAGCCTCACCACCACCGGGAGCCTCAATAACAATCTCGGCACCACCTTCGGTGATTTGTGTCTCGAGATGTTTCACGTACTTTGTGAGGTTTGTAACCTCTTTTGTGAGAGCCTTCTCGTGTTGGTTTTGCTGATAGAGAGCCTTGTCCACATACTGAGAGCGTTCGTTGACGTGCTCACCAAGGTAGGTCACCTCAGAGTCATGTCTCAGTTGCTGTAGGCTCACGGCTCCAGTAGTCGTCACATACTGAGCATCTGTTGTATCCTCACTCGGTACGTATGACGGTGGTCTGTCGTTCTCCATGTCCTGTTTTTGATTCCACTCACCGTCCTCAGAGCCGTCCTCGCTACCTTCATTTGGTGTTCCCTCTTTAGGTGTTCCCTCTTTAGCACCACCTTCGGGTGAATCCTCAGAGCCGTCCTCTGAAGGCTCCTCAGAGTCCTCGTCCTCTGAAGGTGTCTCGTCCCAGTCCCCGGCGCCATGAGGGTCGTCCTCTTCAGACTCACCGTTCTCTCCGTCTCTATCTTTATTCTCGGGGCTCTCGTCCTCGTCACCGTGCTCTCTAAGGTACGTCTCGATGAGTTCTTGCACCGGGTCGTCCTTTGGATTTCTAAGGATAGAGTTGATTAACTCGTCCTTGCTCATCTTAGCACGCTCTCCGGACTCTCCGGGAAACTCGTTGTTGAACCCTCGAGCCAGACCGTCCTTGCCTCTAACTGAAAGAGACTCGAGAAACCGTCTACATTCCTCGTCGCTCCACTCGAGCGGAGTACGTCCCGGATTTTTTCCATTGAACTCTTCTGTTATGTTATGTGTCTTCGACTTGATTCCCATGGTTATTTGCTCCTTTTCTGTTGTGGTGTATTATTACCGTTGCTGTATGCCTTCACTAAGAGGAAAAAGACTTCCTCTCTATCTTCCCGGCGTCGGTCAGAAACTGACATTAATTGTGCCGGGCTCACCTCGGTAATATGCTCATTCCATGTACCATAGATTTCACGTCCTCTATGGTCTATGGCAAAGTTATTGATATGTCTCGTAGTGGTACGAGAGTGGTACTGGTCAGTGACTAGCACCTCACCACAGTGAGCGATAGCTACTAATGTAGTATAACTAAAACAGTAGACGAATCCACCATTGGCTAGTGTCACGACATTAGGTTTGTTCTGTAGTAGTCTCATGATTAACTCCTTGTTATTAACTTGTTTTTACCTTGTTTTTACCTTGTCACGCTCTACCCTCGAGCGCTACCCCAATATAAGGAGAGAACAAGGTAAGAACAAGTTATTACCTTGTTTTGAACAAGTTATTACCTTGTCACATGTGTTAAGTACATTAATATAGACAGTTAGCGCCGGTGACTTCGAGTGGTTTCGACGGCGCTGTGAGGGGGTCAACTGGTGCACCTTTCGCACTCAACGGGATGAGGGAGCCGACCCGAGCCGACATGGGGGGTGGGTCGCAGGGGAGAGCCAAACACCCATTTTCTACACAGTTTTAGCCCAGTTTAGATATGTTAGAAACGAATACGCATGATTATACTAGGTTTGGAAACGGTTACCGAAACGGTTACCTAAACGGTTTAGCAAACGGTTTACCTAACGGTTACCTAAACGGTACTATATATAGGTATAGGTTTAGGTATAGTAAGAAAAGAGAAGAATAAAGAAAGAGAAGAATAAAGAAAGAAACAAAAACACGCAAAAACCGTAAAAAAGTCATGTCAGGATACATCTTGACTCAAAATTATTTTACAGTTAAGTTTTAGCAATGCTTGTTACATGTCACGGCAGGAAGTTTGAGGTATATGAGAAACAAGACGCGATTAACAAAAAAGTAGATTTTAGGGCTGACTGGCGAAATGCAGATATTGGCGATTGGATACTCACTTCTGATGACAAGGTGCTTAAAGTCAGGGACAGAAAGGTTTGGACGGGTAATCGTGTTAAGCCTCTTATTTTTATTAGGACTGGGTATGGCGATACAACCATAACCAAGAAACACATCTATGCCTATAAAACAAAAAACTACGCAAAAGACAGGCGCAAAGATGCGTCCTACAATCCGGTTAAAAATACGAGACCCACTACTCTTCAAAAGATATTTCTTGACTACCTTACAAAAGTGGGTGAACCGACAAACTATAAAGGAAAAATCCTCTGGGACTCAGAGAGCATCATTACCGCCTACAAAATGGCTTACAGCGATAACAATGAGAACCAAGCCCTTCAGAGGGGTTATAGCATCCTCAAGAAAAAATTCGCAAAGGAATACATGAGTAAATTAATGAAAGAGCAGTTTGACGATATAGGGATAGACGACGAATATGTTGCTCTAAAGTACCGACAATTTGTAGAAGACGGGGACGTGCCCCACAGTGTCCGGCTGAATGCCTTGAACAAGGTAAGTGACCTGCGTGGACATAACGACAAACAACACCAAGAGGAAACACAGACAGTACTTATGCTTCACAAAAGCGAGGACGACAGGAAAATGCTCGCCGAGGCAAAAAAATTGTTCTCCAGCCGGCAGGGCTCTATGTTGATAAAAGAGGCAGAGGAGAATGTCAAAGCTCGAAATTCCAAAAAATGAGTTTATAGTTGAATTGGATGAGCAAAGAAGGGGGCTCATTATTTTGGATGGGAACACTTACTACCTCGACGGGGAGGTTGCTGACTTGGTAAGAAACATGCTGGAAGAGATTGATACTCTCAGGATTCTTAACACCGCGTTACAGGATTCTGCGGGTCAGACGGGAGTTGCTTAATGGGCTTTACAAACAAAGAGAAAAATGTTTTGCTTAGGAGGATGGCGATTGACCCCATTTTTTTCGCGAAATTCATATTGGGCGATAACACTCAGCCCATGAATTACCACATTCGCTCCAAGACACCTGATTTTCACCGGGAAATTGTTGACGCCCTGAACAATCTTAAAAAGGGCGACAAGCTTGCGGTGGCTGCACCACGTGGTCACGGGAAAAGCACGCTTATTAACCTTGTTTACCCGTTGCACCAGATTTTGTTCGGTGCGGAGAAGTTTGTTTTGCTTATATCGGAGTCTGAAACACAGTCAAAGTACAATCTTGAGGCAATCGGGAACGAAATTGAGCACAATGAAAAATTGAGAATATTTTTTGGAGACAGAAAGGGAGAAATTTGGGGAAAAGAGGAAAAAGAAATCATAGGAGCCTTTAAAGCGGACGGAACACCCTCATTTACCTGCAAACTGCTGGTTCGTGGTAGTGGACAGAAGGTTCGTGGCTTGAAATACGGTGCATATAGACCAACACTGACCATTATTGACGATGGAGAGGGAGAAGCCAACACTCTTACCACCGGACAGAGAGATAAGTTTCGACGCTGGCTAAACGCCGCGGTTATACCGGGTTCAGACTCTGCTCGACTAATCAATATCGGCACCATTGTCGACGAAGAGTCATACTTGAACAGAACAGCCGGTTCTAAGGCATACCACAGGGACGGAACGAAAAAAGCAGGCGGATGGCAGAACATGTTCTATCAGGCAATCCTCCAAGACAGAAAAGAAGGAGAGTTTATCGCTAGTGGCAAAGAGGTGCTAAACAAAAAGGGCGAGACGCAGGTGCTATGGCCCGACAGAAGACCACATAGTTGGTTATCTAGAGAAAGAGACCGGCTAATTTCTGAGGGAGACGTTGCTTATTTCTATCAAGAATATCAAAACATCCCCATGGACGATTCGTTCAGAGTGTTCAAGAAGTCCGACATTCAATATTGGAATGGTTTTTATGCGTGGGAGTCAGGGCAGTCGTTCTTGGTGAAAAATGACAAGGGAGAGAAAACGCGGTTCCCGGTTAATGTGTTCATTGGGGTTGACCCAGCATCATCAGAAAACGTGAAAGCAGATTACACGGTTATTATGGTTGTAGCGGTTGACAACAAGCATAATATATATGTTGTGGATTATTTCAGAGGACAGGTCACACCCATGGACGGCGCCGATAAGATTTTCGAGCTCGCTGACGAGTATCACCCCAGATGTATTAATATAGAGGAAACAGGCCATGTTATGCTTTCGGACTATATCATTAGAAAGTCCAAGGAGTCTGGTCGGTTTCTTAACATCAACCCTAAAAAAGCTATTAAAACCAAATATTATAGAATTAAACAAATGCAACCAATGTTCGCATCTAAGGCAATATACCTAAGAGAGAAGCAATACGAGCTGGAGCAGGAGCTGCTCTCTTTTACGGAGATTGGAAAACACAAGAAAGATACTTTGGATGCTCTTCGGTGGGCAACCGACGATATGTGGGCACCAGAGCTAGAACGAAACGAAAAAGGTGAGTGGGAAGAGCCCTCTCCTTTGGTAGGCTCAGACTGGCAAACAGGACAATTAATTTATGCTTGATTTTGTCGTCAATATAATTGTAAGATTAACAGGAACTTAGAGCATTTTAGGACGTATCTTGGACATACTGCGTGATTATGCCGAAAAAAGATTTACCGGTTCGATAACCTTGCACTTTGTTCAGGGTTTTGTCAAGAAGATAATTAAGCAGGAGAAAATTCCTCTGGACTAATATCATTTAGGACATAGGCGACACTTCAAATGCCATTTTTTTCGTCGTAAGGCGGAAGAATGGCTTTTTTTATGGCAAAAAGAATAAATCCAAAACAACTACAATTACCCAGCTTAGACGCTGGCGACGTACGGAATGAATACGTTTTGTATAACTCGTCTTCCGCTGACCACCTTTATCAGATGGCTGAGGATGAAGCCTTTTATTTAGGCAACCAGCTTACCGAAAAGCAAAAAGAGTATCTTGTCTCTGTTGGGCAGCCCCCAGAGTCTAACAACAAGATTAGACCAGCCGTTGAACAGGTTTTGTCAAATGTTGCTGCTAGTTCCCCAGAGTGGGACATCAGCCCAGTGGGGAAGCTGGACAATGAGTTAGCATACGTCTACAATGCTCTTTTTGATAAAATTTGGTATGATTCAAAGGGCGATGTCCAGTTTAGGAACTGTGCTAAGTCCTTTATTATCAAGGGGTTATCATATCTA